AGCGGGACGGGCGGGGCGGAGTTCTTCTCGATCGCGTCCACCAGGACCGCGGTCTCGGACGGTCCCTTGTGGTAGTCGCAGCGCCCGGCCGGTACCGACTCTGTGCCTGGCGCCTGGGTATCCGTAAGCTCTTCCACGTCGACTCCAACCAGTCGGCCAACCCCCGGGACCGTTGACGCGGTCGCCGGGGTTTTTGTCGTGACAGAACCGACCGTACCGCCAACCGCGTCCCCCTGCACCCCTCTGCGTCCTACCGCTGTCGGACGCGTTCCCCAGATGCCCGCCGCACAGGGCCGCGCGACCGTGATGGGATGAGCGGAGTCCCGCAGTACGAGTACGTGAAGCTCGCCGACACCATCGCCGCCGAGATCGCCTCAGGCAGACTCCCCGCCGGGGCCGCACTGCCCGGAGAGCGGGCGATGACGGAGATCTACAGCGTGTCCATCGGAACGGCGCGCCGTGCAGTACGGGAACTCCGCGAGCGTGGCTTGGTGGCGACGTTGCCGGCGAAGGGGACGTTCGTCGTCGGCCCGTAGAATCGGATCATGTCCCCCACCTTCCCGGCCTCTGGCCAGCCGCGCCCTGCCGCGGACGTGAATCAGGACATTCGCGCGCTGTGGCGGGACCCGCGGGTCAGGCTCACAGCCGAGGGCAGTGCCCGGTATGAACGCCTCGTCACAGAGTGGGCGGCCGCCATACGGGCCGAGGTCGTCGAAGCCGCGTAGCCCCTCCTCCTCGTCCGGCCACGACTCCAGCAGCAGGCCCGTCTCCTCGTCGACGAGGGTGATGCGGGTGCCGGGTCTGCCGCGCTCACCGATCCAGGACGAGAACTTGCGGCGCGCGGTCGCCTCGCTCGCCCACCAGCCCTGCATCGCGGGCTCCCCGTCGAGGGTCAGGGTGAGGTGATAGCGGTCGTCCACACGGTCAGCCTGCCACGCCATCCCGGGCACGACGACACGACCCCGCCCTCTTCGTGAGAGCGGGGCCGCAGTCACCTGGCGAACAGAGCTACCGCGCCCGTCGCAGCGCCAGCCACACCCGCCAGCACACCAATCGTCGGCAACGGCCAACGGGCCTTCTCCAACGTCCGGATGCGGGTCTCGTGGTCGGCGACGTCCTTGTCGAGGTCGTGGAGGCCCTGCCCGATGCTGTCCAACTTGGTCTCTACCCGGGTCAGGCCATCGCTCAGGGATCTCAACTCCTGGTACATCTGGGCGCTGCTGATGTAGACGCCCGCCGGGTCCGAGGCGGGGGCACCCATCACACGCCCTTGGCCAGCGACGCGCTGTTCACCGCACCCCGCCAGCGGGCCACGAGCCCCTTGACCAGGGCCACGACTGCGGCGACACCGCCCGTGCCAGCGGCCTCCCAGAACGAGGCGTGGAACATCTCCGTCGGCCCGGAGGAGGCGACTATCACGGCTGTGGTGCCGCCGAGGAACGTCCAGACGATGCGCTCCGCGAGGTCGCGCGCGTAGGTGGCGGCGGTCTTCACCACGGTGTTGGTGTCGGGGAGGTTGAGGTCAGACATGGTCAGCCTTCCTTCTGCGCGAGCGCGCGGGTGTGCGCGTCAAGACGCGCGTACTTCTCTGCGGTGTCGTGGCCATCCCACGAACCGGTGCCGACCGTCACGTGCTCGAACAGATCGAGGTCGGCGGGATTGATGTGCCAGGAGACCTGGCCTGTCGGCAGGTCGATGAAAAGGACCGGCCAGTCCGGGGCGTCCGGGTCCGCCCGGTACACGAGGACCGACGGGTACGCGGCCGCGAGGTGAGCGATCAGATGGTGCCGCTCGCGGTAGACGATCCCCATCGGATCAGGCGCGCTCATGCGCTCAGGCGCTGAGCGAGCTTGGCCGCGACCTTCTCGGCGATCTGGTCCGCGAGCGTCGTACTGGCCGCAACCTTGTCCGCGATCTGCGAGACCTGCGCGTCCGTCAACCCGACCGACCCGGCGGCCTGGATCTTCTGCAGACGCTGGTCGATGACCTTGAGGTACGACTGCGGCTGCCAGGTCGGATTGGTGTTGACGTCCGCAGCGTCGGCAGGCGCGGCAATCTGGTCGGTCTTCCAGACGGCGTCGTAGATGTCCTGCTTGGTGATCCCCGCCATGGGGTCCTCCTGGGAGTCAGTGGTCTGGCCGGTCGCGCGGGCGACGATGCCCGGGAACACGACCGTCTTGAACTGGGTCACCCGCGCATCACCCGGGCAGGAGTGCCCGTCTGGGTTCCACGCGGTGAACAGTCGGTGGTAGCCGTAGCCCGGGTCGTCAGCGGCGCGGCAGATCCGCAGCGGGATCCCGTGCTTCTCGTGCAGCCACACGCCGAGCCTGATCAGCGACTCCACCTGCTCGGCCGTCCACGGGTCCGACGCCTGCAAGTTAGATGCGGACTCCAGCGACACGGCGCCGGTTCCGTCCGCCCGCCGGTTCGCCGCACCAGTCGCATCGGCGCGGGTCTCGGTCCCGATGTACTGGCCGAGGCTCCCGTCATAGCCGAGGCCGAAGTGACTTTCGAGATTCGTTCCGTCGCGCCAGTACTCATACGTCCGCTGCGGCGTCCACGGGGCGACGATGCTGTGCAGGATGAACTGCGTCGGCTTGATGGCCGGCTGAGCATCGGACTCCGGCTGGAGCTCCATCCGTGTGGCACCCGGATACCAGGCCATGGTCAGTCCCCTCCTCAGGCGACGCGCAGCATGGACAGCCACGAGTCCGTGTAGAGCGTGCAAGCGGTCGCGTTCGACACGAGCTGCGCCCAGTCCAGCGAGAACGTGCCAGGGGTCGAGGAGACCCGCAGCGTCCCGTACATCTGCAAGGTCAGCGGGATCCCGCCCGTACCGAGACAGCCGTAACTGCGGGCCGACGTGACGTCGTTGGTCTCCACCCGCATCAGGTAGCCGCGCGCGTCCTGCGTATCCGTGATCAGCGCCGGACCGGACGACGACCCGATCACCGGTGAATGGCCGGCGCCGATCGCCGTCCACTCACCCAGCGCCCCCGACGGCGCGGAGAAGTCGACGTTCAAGTCCGCGGCCGTCGGCCCGTCGTACTTGATCCACCCATTCCACGTGTAGACCCCGTTCGCGACCACCTCGAACTGCAAGTGCGGGTCGGCGGTCGCGGTTGTCGTCGCCGCGCGCGCGGTGTCTGACGTTTTGCGGGCGACCTGCGGCTGCCCGGCGCGCGCCAGGGCTGCAGTGAACCGCTGTCCCGCGAGGTATGTCGGGTAGGCCTCGGCCATGGTGCCTCCTTACAGGGAGAGGTAGGTGGGGTTGGCGAGACGGACGTCCGTCCTTGCGGTCTGGGCCTTGACGACGCCGTTGATCGAGCGGGTGACGGTGAAGACCTGCGGGTTGACGACGGCGAGATCGTCGTAGCTGATGACCGGGGACACGTTGGTGTTGCCGACTTCGAGGATCGACCGCACCCCGATGCTCGTCGCCGACGAATGCGCCCCGTCCGCGACGGTGACCTGCCACTCCGGGGTTTCCACCACATCCGCGACCGGCCACGCTTTCGCCCGCAGCCGCGCCCCGGACGCCTGGAAACGGATCCGGAAGTAGCTGCCGGGGGTGTACGTGTACGACAGCACCGACGACGCGAGGACCGACTCCGCGCCCGCGATCCGCCGGACGATCGCGATCGTCAGGACGTTCGCCGTGGAGAACGCGAGTCTGGCCATGAAGAGGTTGTCGATGTCCGTGTACCTCGCGGTGAGGCCCGCGTAGATCGGCGCTCCGGTCGCGGCCGCGCTCGTCGTGACGCTCCCGTACAGATCGCAGTCCGCGTACCCGAGGCTGGTGAACACGCGGCGGCTGACGTCCACCGTCCCCAGCGTGTGCGTGCCCACTCCCGCGGCCACCGCGTAGTCGGTGCCCGTGCCGCCTGATGTCGACCACACTTGCCCGCTGTCCGCGGTACCCCAGCTGCTGGCCGAGGTCCGCGTGAACGTGTCGATGATCTTCGAGGAGACCGCGGTCACCCGCATCACCTCACCACCCACCCGCACATCCCACGGCACCTCAGCCGTGTCGGTGGTCCACAGCATGCTCGGGTCGTAGACCGGCGCCACGTCCAGCGCCGTGTCCGCTGTCCCGACCGCAGTGAGCAGCACCGAGTCGTCGGTATCGAGTCGCGCCGACGTCGCGTCGAGGTAGCCGACCTGGTTGTACGGGGACGCCGGCGCGCACGTGAACGTCAGCCGGTGCTCGAAGTGGGTGATGGTCTCGGACATGCCGAGGACGAGCTGGTCGATGGTGTCAGGGGGCAGCCAGGACGGCGGGTTGGTGACCTGCACGCGGTCGCCGAGGCGGAGGGCGAGGATCGCACGCCGCATGTCCGGGGTGATCGACGGGTGCACGAGGTTCACCGAGATCTGCGGGAAGCGAGCCTCGTCCACCGTGCCGAGCCGGACCCGCCACGCGGCCTGATCCCGCAGCGTCGCGGCCGCTGTCGAGGCCAGGTTGAGGGTGACGTCGCTCCCGTACACGCCCATCCCCGCCGGAGGCAGCGCCGTCGACAGGGTTCCGTCCGTCGCCTCATACGATCCGGTCACCCCGTTCACGGTGACCGTCACCCGGTTCTGTACGTACCGGTCGTCCTCCACCGGGACGGGGACCTGCGCCAGATTGAAGCTGGGGTAGTCCAGGATCAGCGCCGGATCCTGCCCATGCAGCGACGCCCGCGTCCGATACCCCAGACCCAGCACGGCACGGTTCTCGTACAGCAGCCCGCCATCCGCGAGGACCGCCTCCTGCACCAAGGCGAGCAGGTTCTGTCGACCCTGCGCACCCAGCGCCGCCGTGTCGTCGAGGTCGCCGACCCAGTCGATCGCCAACCCATCCTCGCCGCAAAGGCGTTGAATGCGGCGCCCCGCCACCTCGCCCACCGGATTCAGCCGCCGGCCCAACGCATCCACCGCGGTGATCGCGTTCTCCACCGTCACATGCCCCACCGCCACCCCCGGCAGGTACTGCGTACCGATCGGACCCACAACGGAGCGGCTGGCCGGACCGAACTGCACCCGCGTAACACGGCTGAGCTGAGTCCCGCCAGCCGTGTCGGTGACGGAGGCCGTAACACCGGTGGCGACGTCGGTGATACGGAGGGCCCGGCTGATACTGGCGCCCGACTCCTGGAACTCCACGCTGACGTACACGAGTTTCCCGCGCACGTCGTAGGTGCCCTCCAGGTCAGCGCCCAGGTTCGTGCCGTCTGACGCCTGGGTGCGCAGCGTGAAAGAGCGCGAGGTCTCGGTGAAGTTGCCGTAGTACAGCTCCCATACCTGCGCCGAGCCGGGCGAGTAGTCCACCTGGTCGATCGCACACACGACCTTGCCCGTCGTCAGCCCCGCCGCGGGGACGAACACCAGGAACCTGACCTGCGTGCTGCTCGGATCGTCGTACTTCGCGACCCCGCCGGACAGGGAGCAGGACGTCAGATCAGGCAGCGGGTCCGACGCGCCAGCCCCGGAGTACGAGGCCAGCGCTGGCGTGCCCGACAGCGTCATCGGGGAGCCGGACGGCAGCGCCGATGCGATCGACGTCGCATCCGACGTGTCCTCGCACGGCCAGTACGCGACCACGCTACTGGCCAGCGGGTCAGTAACCGCGTTGTAGATCACCGACCGTTCCGGCGCCGGAGCCTGCGCCAACCGCTGCAAGATCCCCGTCACGGTGACGTCGCACCACACGTCCGATCCGGTCGGATCCCAGCCCGGCGCCCACTCCGACACCTCCCCCCACAACCGGTACGCCTTGCCCCCACTCCCGTCCGGGACCGAGATCCTCAGCGGCGTGTTCCGGCCGATCAGCCCGAAGTACGCGCCCGACGGATTCCTCGGCGAGAACCTGCCGTCCGTGTTCCGCAGTTGCAGCCCGGCCTGCGCCC